GCCTAGTTCTGTTGCAAATCCAGGTATTATCTGATCTAAATTGTTTGGGAACTGGTTGTTCTGATTTTGATTTTCCATACTTATGTAATTGTTGATATTTTCTATAATAAACTCTCTTTCATCCTGCGTACACAATTCTTCGTCAAGAAGATATTGGTCTATCTCACTTATACTTTTACCCTGATTGTATATGTTTACAACATTAGACAATACTTCAGGTGTAACATCATCTCCATATATCACAACATCTCCTGTTTCTTCTTCTATTATTGAATTGTCACCAAGGATATATACTAACTTTTTCATTTTCTTATTTAAAAAATAGGAGAGGTTTTTACACCTCTCCTATAGGTTGTGAACTTAACTAGAAATCTATATCATCAGCATTTGTTACTTCAGTGATTATTTCATCACTTGCTTGCTGATAGTTATTAGAATCAAATGGTTGCAACATTGTAAGTGTAAAAGCACCATCACAACCATGCTTACCTTCAAGCTGCTCTTTCCACTTCTTTAGACCTTTGTCCAGTTCCCAGTTATTTGTAGACAAAGCAAAACTTACTTTCTTCATCTGCCACTGCCCCAAAAACTCACCATACAGATTTTGGTACATCTTGGTTTCACCATCTTTCTCAGAAATGTAGACATAAGCAAGGGCTACTACATTAGTTGTCATTGCATCATCACCTGCCCTCAACTGAGAACGAAACTCATTATCTACAAACTTGTCAAAGTTCCTGAACATCTTATTGATGTCTAACAGTATGTTAGTCCTTTCAGAGAAGAAACTTACTTTGCCAAACCATGAGCGTAGGAAGTTATAAAGATTAGCTTCACCTTGTATTGCTTCACGTACTTTTCTCTTACCGGTAAGCTCACCATCATCATCTTTAGTAATAAGGTTACCATTCTTGTCACGGAAGTCTGTAAACCAACTAGGTAAATTCTCTTCACTATCTACCCATGTAGAACCTGCTACCTGGTTTACCCACTGCTTCTTACCACTACCCTCAGACACTACAGGTTTATTTACTAAACGGAAACGAGTGTTGAATTTCTGCTTTTCTGGAGTATCTGCTTCCAACCAAAAACTAAGGGTAACAAAATCGTCACCTTTTTCTGTCTTACCTTCATAAACCTGATCTTTTGCATCTTCCTTCAGGTCATAACCTAACATTTCTGCCATCTCTTCCTTTGTAGGATTAACAGCAATAACTCTCATGCTTGCAATACCGGTATATAGATCTTTCTTGCCGGTACCTGTACTCTTGTGTAATTCCATAACTTGTTTTTAATTGTTTTTGTTTCTAAAAATTGATTAGACTGTATAATAAGATTTTGTACAGTCAAAAATGTATTTACCATCATTGGGTATTTCTAAAAAGTTTTCACCATTTTTATCCGGGAACATGCCTTCAGGTACTTTTGTTGTAGTATCTTGTTCAAATGTTCGTAAGAAATACTGTGGTTTACCATCTTTTATTCTAGTACCCGTATAAAGAATTGTTGTAAAATGTTGCTCTAATTTTGACTCGAACTCCTTGCCGTGTACTGACATCATTCTCTTTTTACCCTCACCTTCTACTTTTAACCATTCATCATGTGAGAACACAATGATATCCTTCTCAATATTCTTAAGGATCTCAATGTACTCATACACTTGGCGATTGTAATTCCTGTAGATATCAAAGCCTGTAAAGTTTACAGACATTTCCTTATTAAGACTATTGAAAGCCATTGTTTGACTATCAATAATTATTTGCGTAATGGTAGAATCTGCTCCATACTTTTCAAGATTAGCTTTGAATGATGACCAGTTCTTTGGCATACCCATATGCTTGAACGGTCCACCTTCTTTAAATGGAAGAGGTTTCCTCTCCATATTAATATACCCAGTAGTTTCTCTGTCTACTGTTTTAGCTAAATAACTTTTACCGGTACCACTTGGTCCAACAATAGCTATTTTACTAAAAAATGTTCTGTTTAATGTAGATGCTTGTTTCTGCTCTACACCTTCTTTTGTACTCATATGAATTGATTAATTGGTTACTCGTTTAAAAAATAATGACTACTTGTTACTTGTTGATATATTTCTTCTTTAATATCCTTTTTCTTAGGAAGTGTGGAAAATATACCAAATTCTGGCTGTAATGCCATTGGGAACTGGATTCCATTCGTCCCAAACGAATTTTTAAGAATATGTAATGATCTGTAGTAAGTTTTAAAGTACTCGTCTCTAAATCCTTTCAAGCTGTAACCATTCTCTTTATGTCCATCAAGATCACCTACTATATGCCTATATGGTTCAAATAAAGCAAGTACTACATCAGCATCATGTTGTGTCTGAGATGAATCAGCAAAGTCACTTAGCTTTGGTGCCAGATCACCTAACTTCAATCTTGATACATCAGCAAGACTACGGTTTAACTGCTGAATAATTACCGGTGAAAAACCATAAGTATCTCTAGCATCTCTCATTACCTTACTAAACTTATCTATCTGTCCTTTAGATTTATCAAGATCTTTCTCAGATGCAAGAATACCTATATGGTCAACTATGACTAGTACAATATGATTAGGATGATTTGGTACATACTTCCTACTGGCTAGTATATTCTCCATTGATTTATCATTCTTGTCTTTATCTATAATGGTACCATGTTTTCTTGCAAACTGTTCCAGATACATACTAATACCAGAAGGATTCTTACTACCTTCAAATGGTATCAACAGATCATCTTTTTCCCACTCATCAAGTATCTTATAACATTCTTGTACTAACCCGTATTCTTGATCAGTCATTTTAAAGTTAGCTTGTCTACTCAATACTTTCTTTGGTATTATTGGTATCCCTTGTTCAGTAAAGATCTTTCTTGCTAACCATCTTGCACTATACTGGTACATTTTTCTCTCCATACCAAATAGAATAATAGATAACTTGATATCAGGAGTTTTATTCTTTATATACCAATCAATAGCACGTATCATAAACATATCTTGAGCAAGAGTACTTTTACCAGATCCAGTTTCTCCTCCAATAACATAACTAGTATTCTTTGCAATCTCAATATAATCACCTATTCTATCATAGCTTACAGGTATGATACCAGCTTTACCATTTCTACCATTCTCAATCTCCTTATGTAATTGCTCAGATAAACTCATTATGCACTGTTTGATTCCGTATCATCGGAAAGTTCCTTTAACTCCTCATCTTTGTAATACTTAAACTTACCACCATTAAGATAAGCAACGGTTGCTTTCATGTATTGAAAGTCATTGTACTTAGGGTCTTTATGGTTGTAACTTGCTACTTTCCTCATCTCTATCTCTACCTTGAGGCAGTAGAGCATATCTTCGTCTGTAAATCCTGCAGCTTTCTTTGCTTCTTTATATGCTTTGAAGGTTTCTTCTTTCTTGTCTCTCAAACCTCTGGTACCGGTAAACTTTCGACCTTTGAACATAAAGTTCATACTTGCCGGAAATGTGCACCACCACACTTGAAACGCTTCAGGGTAATCGTCTTCTGCTTTCTTCTGTCGAACTGGTCTGTATTGTTTGTGCCAGTCCTCGTAATCACCATCAGGATTGCTCTGTAAGAACTCCTTAATGTTATTAAATTGAGGTAGTGTTACTGACATTTTGTGTCTTTGAAAAGGGTTACGAATTTACAATAAATAACCGGTACTTGCAAGTTTAAAACAAACTAATTTAATTAGTGTGACCAGTAAACACATACATTTCCAGATGCTCCCATTTTTACTTTTTTACAAAATAAATTAGCACCTTCAATCATTTTTTCTTCAAGTAATTTTAAACCTTGCTCTGCAAATTCTTTTTTGGACTCTGCAAGACACTCATCATGGACAAGTGATGTAAGATATACAGTATCTCTTAGATTATTTTCTAATTGGTATCGTCTAAATAATACACCGGCCATTTTTGTTTGTGATCCACTTAAACCTTGTATAGGATAATTTTGACTGCATCTTTCTAAACTGCCTTTAAGAGAAAAATATTCACTCCAGTATTTCTTTATTTCTGGATGTTCTTTATTGATTTCTTCTTTTACTTCTTGTTTTGCTTCCTGTGAAAGATCTTTATAATTACTAGGATAAAATGACCAGGCTTTTTCAACAAGTTCTTGCATTTTTTTAAAATCTGGTTCCCAATATCTCCTATCTGGTACAATGTCTACATAGCCTTTCTTTACAGCTTTTTCTCTTCCGGATTTAAAATAATTATCTAATGCAGGAAAAGCTTTCATATAGCTATCAATAAACTCTTGTGCTACTTCCTCTTCCACACCAAAATCATCTTTCAAAGTATAAGCAGAACCACCGTATGCAATTTTAAATGAGATACTTTTAGCAGCATTTCTTTCTTCCGGATGTGTCTTTTTAGACACTATAAGATCAGGTTCATCCCTCATCAGAGAAAACATTTTGGTAGCAGTAAAACTATGGTAGTCTTCTCCATGTATAGGATGTCCATCATTAAAAAAACTGATCATAGCAGCATCACCAGATACCTCTGCAAGTACTCTTGATTCTTGTGAACTATAATCGGCATTAAGTAAAGAATAACCTTCAGGTGCAACAAATGCCTTTCTGTAATTTACATCAGCAGGAATATTTTGAAGATTTGGATTCTTACTACTTATTCTACCGGTGTTAAGTATTTGCCGGTAAGAACTGTGTAATCTACCAGTTATTGGATGTACATACTTTAAAAAATCTTTACCAAATGTTGTGCAAGATTGCTCAGAGGTTTTAAGTAAAAGATAATTAAGTATGAGATCATTTTTAGGATCTACAATATCTGTTTCTTTATCATCCATGTACATTTCTTTGTACTTACTTGGTAATAACTTTAGTAAAGCTTTAGCACCTACCGTATACTCAACATAACCAGTACTTTTACTTTTTTCCTGTGGACAATAACCAAGTTTTTTCATTAAAGTAATTACTTGTTTACTACTAGACCATTCTATAGTACACTGTATATTGGTATTAAAAAGATCCGGAACAGAACAGAATTTTATGTCTTCTTTAAAGTTATCTACTACCCATTTGTCAAGTTTTTCTTTTCTTTTCTGATATATTACTAAATTTTCTTTATATGTTTTTAACCATTGTTCTTGGTCAAATGTCATACCCTTTAGTTCTATATCAGCTAACACAAGACAAAACTCATTTTCAATATCATTTACCTGTACAGGTTTATAACCATTATACCCTAAAGCTTGTTTTTTTTTAATCTCTATAGGATATGTAATATCATCAGCACCATATAGGATCTGTTCTTCTGTAAATGATTTTAAACCAATATTAAGAAAGCCCATACGAATTGACTTATCTATATATGCAGCATCTTCATCCTCTTCTATAAAAAGATCTTTTTGCTTTTCTACTGGTTTAATACCTAAATACCTACCGGCTAGTTTTTCTAAAGAATAACCAAGACTGAGACCATTAGTTAAATTTTGTTCAACAAGCATCGTGTCATATATCTTATGATGTATTATACCATAATTATGTAACAAATGCTTTACTTCAAATTTAAGGTTATGACCAATCCATAGTCTTTCTTTATTTTCCCATAATGGTAATAAGATTGAGATATCTACTGATCTAGTATCAATTACAAATACTTGTTCTTTAGTACCTAATTGTAACATCACAACTTTACTAAGATATGGATCAAGTCCCGGAGAATATACCTGTTCATTTTTATAAGTATTTTTAGGAAACTTATAAGTTGTCTCAATATCCTCACCAATTTCCATCTTGTCTTTCAGATAGTTATAACACTCTTCTATTGTACTATATTGTACAGCATCTGAATACTCTGCTACTGGTCCTATGAACCATATTTTAGGTTGTGTTATCATAAACTTCTTAATTTATCTATTGCTTTTTGTTCAGCCACCATCATTTTTTAATGTACTAGAATACATAAACTCTCTCAAATTTCAGGTCGTTAGTATTCATAAACTATTTATTTAAAAGTTACATCTTCATCTTCTATAATTATCTCAGGTTTCTTTTCCTGTTTAGGAGCAGAAGTTGTTACAATTAATGCATCTGCAAAGCTATCTAAACCTACCTGTAGCTTAGTAAACATCTGCATGTCTACAGGTTGTTGACACAGCTCCTTTAACAGTTCTTTTTCCCGGTCATTAGAAGGAACTAACACCAGTTGTATCTTCCCGTTGATAATAAAATTCGTCTTCATGCTTTACAATTTTTGCAGTCAGCTATTTGTGACATCAGCTTCATACTATGAACAATAAGTTTTTCCTTAGCAGTAATACCTGTCACTTTAGTATTTCTGTCAATATAAAATGTTGCAGCTTTTGCCCTAACATTCCTTTTTGCATTCTGAAGATTTATAAGAATTTCTTTCTTACGAGCTTCAGATGCAAACCATCTTTGTTGGCCGGTTGGTCTTGCATAAACCTGACTAATAAATTCCCGGCTGGCTCGAGGTTTTGGTACAGGACTATAAGCTGTGCCCATAATTTCAATACCTGCCATAACGAGGATTCCTCCTACTTTGTTTCTTTTTAGTCTCATGTTTTTGAATTTTTGATTGTGAGTAAAAATTTATAAACCTTTTTTGATTTTTTCTATACAGAGCATATAACCAATGCAATCAACTATCGAGTCTCTTTTTTCACAATTATCCTAGTTGGCTTGGCATATCTTTAACCAGCTCATTGCTAAACCAACTTGTTCCGATGTGATCTTTGTTTTAAAGATTACTTCCCAACCTTTAGCAATGTCAGCAAAGTTATCTGATGTCTTACCGTAGTCTTTCTCACGGTCACCATATACAAGTGATTGTGCTTCTTCTGCTACTGTTTTACCTTGAGGAGTAATATCTGCTACAGGTGTTGCTACTGGTTCTACGTAATACATAAGATCAGCTTCATTATAAAGATTACCCGATGTTGTTTTATTTGAGTTATTGCAAGTGTAATAACTTGAATTTATTGCTACTACATACAGATAATTTTGACTAGTATCACAAGCTGTTTCCCATATAGCACAATCTGAAAATTTTATTACTCCTGCAGTCTTTGTTATTGGTACTACTTTATCTCCTATTTTATACTTTGGATTCTCCATTTTTAATTTGTTTTAATAAGATTCAAATTCCATTTTACGACCAAGAGGTCCCGGATCATTTTGGTTGTTGTATTCTGTACACATTTTCCGGGCTTCTTCTATACTAAGATTGTTCCTTACAGGTGTCTTTCTACCAAGAGCAGGAACTAACTTACCCTTAGCATCTTTCTTCCACCAAGTACGAATAAATGTTCTGTAGTTATTCATAAGTTTTAATTTTCTATAGGCATGTACAATATGTCCTCTATTCTTTCTTTCAGCTCCTTGGTTAATTCTTTCTCTCTATAAATGGATTCAAATAATTTTTTTGCTTCTTCTATCCACTTATTCTCTACAGGTGGTACAGGTACTTCCATTAAACCTATTAATACATCATCGTTTTCTGTTACAAATTCATTAAGTTTATCTGCTACAGGTTTTGATGTTGTAGTATAATTATCTTCCCAAGGAGGAGGATCTGTATAAACTTCTTTTGAGTTAGGAACAAAAGGTTTTGAGTGCTGAGGTTTAGCTTTAGGTTTTTTACCCTCACGCAAATCCCATTTCTCCCATAAATTCTCTTTAGTCATCCAGTCTGCGTACTTTTTATCATTTTCCAGTACCCATTTAACTGTTTTACCTTGATGTTTACCGTAAGGTATTATACCTTTCTTATCTGTGTGAGAACTTTTATTGTTAGAATGTAGCTGCATCTTTTGTAATTACTCGTTTTTAGTTTTCTTTTTGATTATAATTACTGGACCACTATCAGATAACTGAGGTTGTTTTGCATTTACCCACTTTTTCCCTTTACCTTTTCTTTTTACTTCAGATTTTGAAGGTACTTTCTTATTCATCTTTTTTAATTTAGATTATGAACAGGTTTTTCCTCGTGAGACTGGGCAGATCAAACTAGATACTGTACAGTACACAAAGATTCAGTAGGTTTAATAATGAGTATCCTACTTTCAAATCAGTAATTATCTTTCCTCATAGTTGTTCAAGCTATGTTTCCTCGAATACGGAGGGATGTATTAGGTTCATTTTTCTCACGAGGTCCTGGTGTCACCTTCAGACAGAGCAGGAATTTGGTAACTATATACAATTTTACACTAAGCAAGTAACAAAAATGGGCACTACGTAGTGCCCATTTTTGTTACTCATTATAGATTTAATATTTGCTACGCAACTTGAGTTGGTTTATTTGGGTCGTACTTATCAACATCATCTATATTTATGTTGTTTTTCTTAAAATAAATGTCCCTTATGTGTATTCCAATCAATAAATCATAAGTCGTTAAAGAGTGTCCCTTTTGAAAGGCATATCTTTTGATTACATCCAATTCGGAGGCGGTAAAGTATTTTTGCATTTTAGATGCAACATTAATTGCCTCTTGTTGGATATCATAAGGGTTACAATCCTGTTTTAATGCGCTGGAAAGGTCTTTCTGTATCTCAGACCAGTGCCTGATTATTAAGTCTTCGATACCTAAATCTTTTGATACTTCTACACCAGCGGGAGTCAGGCTTACGGGGCTATTTCTTTGTGCGAAAGGATTGTTATTCTGTCCATAAACACTAATGAAAGCCTTTATAGTAGAAATATCATCTTTTATTAGAGATACATTACCATCTAATTTGTTGACATGCTCAAGTTTTGTATTCCACTTAGAGATATGATGAGTAGCCCAAAAAGCAATCATAAGCAGTGCTAAAATAAAAGCAAAGCTACCTGCTGGAGATTTA